ATGAAGAAAGAGCAATTCACAAAACTTGGCTTTACGGAAGATATGGCTGAAAAGGCCGTGGATATTCTTCGGGAGGAATTAAAGGGCTATATCCCTAAGTCCAGATTTGATCAGGTAAATGAAGTAAAAAAAGAACTGGAGAGAAAGCTGGCTACCTTGGAGGTTCAAAGGAAAGAGCAAAATGCCAGTAAACTCAGCCACCAGGAACTTGAGAAAATCATATGTGACATATTAAGCACCAATGCGGCCATAAAAGCGGAACAGGAAGCTAAAATGAAAGACCTCCTAAAGGAGCTTGCTATCCGCCACACACTTGGTAAATTTCAGTACACAGACTTGTTAATCGGCATGTTTGATAAATCCAGGCTTTCGGTTGCTAATGACGGTACCGTAACCGGTATTAAGGAGCAACTGGAAGAAATCAAAACGTCTTATGAGGGGCTGTTCCGTATATAGCTGATGACAGGCTGATACTACATTTATATAAGCCTTGGGGGAAAACGAGAAAAAACTTATGTGTGGATAATAGGATAATTCACCCCGAATGACTTAATTATCATATACCACTTGAGTTTCATGGACTATTTGGGGCTGTTAGGGCAGCCATGCCGCGAAGTGTGAAGTCATAGGGAAAGGAGTGGTGGAGAGAAGATGCAGGATTCGATAAGAGAGGCAATTAAAAACAAGCTGTTAGAACTTTATCCGGATTATTCCGTATACGAGGAAGATCTGCCGGGGGAATATCAGAAGCCGTCATTCTTCATTCAGGTAAAGAGCCAGACTTATACCAGTCTGCTTCAAGGAAACTATAAGAATCAAATGATTATTGATATTTCTTATTTTAGCAACGTTTCTGAAACAATAAATGGCGACTGTCTAAGGGTATCCAGGGGGCTGTTTACCGGATTTGACAGCATCGATCATTGCCGGATCAGAAATAGAAAAGCAGAAACCATCGAAAAAGTACTGCATTTCACCTTTGAAATCCAATATTCCGTTAGGAAAGAGGAAGAGTTTATTAAAATGCAGAAACAGGAAGTTAATACAAAATTATAGAGGAGGATTATCATGGCAGGAACATGGAACAATCAAAATAAAATTTTACCGGGTGCATATATTAATTTCTTAACCAATGCCCCCTTATCTATTACACCGGGAGACCGGGGAACCGTACTTTTACTACAGGAAGTAAGCGTTGGAACAGCAGGTGATATCTATACGGTAACTGCGGTAGGAAACGATTTCCCTGGGGGAGTAACGGCAAAGGATACTTTTCTGGCAGGACAGGCCTGTAAAAGCGCACAGACTGTAAAGGTTTATAACCTTGGCAGTGCCCACGACGGGGCAGCGGTACAGGCAGCACTTGGGGCTATTAAAACCCTGGATTTTGATGTACTGGTATATCCTTTTGACGGTGTGGACTTTAACAGTAATAAAGCGGTTATCGCAACTTGGGTAAGCGGCATGATCAGCAGTGAAGGGAAAGGAATCCAGGGCGTGCTGGCAAATCATAAAGGAGATTTTGAAGGCATTATTAACGTAACCCAGGGAGTTAAATTAACCGACGGAACCATCCTTACAGCAGCAGAGACCGCACCCTGGGTGGCTGGTATCACTGCCGGAGCCAATATTAACCGTTCCAATACGGGTAAAAAATATCAGGGTGCCGTTGATGTTGTACCCCGTAAAACAAAAGCAGAAATGGAAGCAGCCATTACAAATGGTGAATTCATTTTCAAGGTAGACAGCGCACAGAATGTGACTGCTGCGTATGATATCAATTCCCTGACTACGTTGACTGAAACAAAAGGGAAACCCTTTACCAAGAACAGGGTAATCCGTACCCTTTATGGCATCAACAACGACATTACGGAAATTTTTGAGTCCAACTATGTCGGACAATTAAATAATAATCAAGACGGCAGATCACTGTTAAGAGCAACTCTCGTTGAGTATTTTAATGAATTGCAGAGACTGGATGCCATTAAGGAATTTACCTCGGATGATGTAACCATTTCCCAGGGCACAGATTCCGATGCCGTTGTCGTTGATTGCTATATTAAACCCGTTGACAGCGTTGAAAAGATGTACATCACAGTAAAATTATCCTAAGGAGGCAGATAGAATATGTCAGACAATAATAATTATGTAAGATTAGCAGATACCATCTCTTCGAAAGAGGGAAAAGCCTTTATTATTATTAACGGAGAAAGCAGAGACTTATTTGAAATCTCCAGTTTAAAGGCGCAGATTGATTTAACGGTACAAGCCAGAAGAATGTTAGGCCACCGCATGACCCAGCACAAAGTAGTAGGAGCAGAAGGTACCGGAAGTATGACCATGTATTTTATGAACTCCGATATGTTAAAACTTGCAGTTGAGTATCTGAATGGTGGAAATTTCGGTGATATAACAATTCATGCAATAAATGAAGACCCTCAGTCTTCTATTGGCAGACAGGAGGTACGGCTTCATAATGTATTATTAAAAACGATACCGGTAACTAATCTGGATGACCAATCCGATGATCCGATTACCATTGATTCGGACTTTACGTTTGACAATATTGAAAAGCTGAGTGATTTTAATACACCGGCAAATTATGAAGATTTAAATAAAGAATAAAAACATGTAGATGCAGAGAGAGCTACAGGCTTGATGGAATTTAGTTTTTTTGGATTTTTTGATAAATGCATATAACCACAGGAATATACCTCCAGATACATAGGTTTGGTTTGGCGGGGGTTGCTGTCTGCATCTGACTTTATCTGATATGTCCCGGGAGGTATTTATGAGGGCTGGCTTTGCAGTTTAAGATTGTGGGGCTGGTTTGGAAAATACTGATATAAAAATACTAAAATACTAACTTAGTAAAGGGACTAGGTACTGAATTGTTTGATTTAAGATTTTATCAAATATTTGAACATATTTAGTATGCATCAGGCCTGTATAACCCATTTTTCATGGTAATTGGAAGGAAATATAGTTAAAAGATGAATGGACTAAAAGATACGGATTAAAAGAATAAAAGTTACGGACTAAGGAATAAAAGTTACGTGTTAAAGGGATTAAAAGATATGAGTTGTAAGAGTTAAAAAATATGGATTAATAGATGTGGATTAATAGATATGGATTAAGGGATATAGATTAAGCGATATGGGTTAAGGAATATAGTTTAAGAGATATAGATAAAGAAAAATAGATTAAGGGATGTATGCGTTAAATGATGCAGGTTAAGACAAGTAACCTAAGTGATACATAGTAAGAAATGTAGTTAAGTGCAGTAGATTATGAAATAAAGTGGGCTAAAGGTTAAGAAATAAAGCCAAGTAGTTCAGCACAAATTAAATAACATTTTCGTTTGAATTGAAAGGAGAACTAATATGAGTTCATTAAAAGCATTTTTAAATCCGGTACAAGTTGATAATCAGGAGGTAGTTGTATCCAACCGTTTTATGGAGGACGGTAAAGTAATTCCGTTTATTATCCGCCCCATTACCCAGAAGGAAAATGAACAGCTGATTAAGAAATATACCAGAAAAGATAAAAAAGGAACAGAAACCTTTAATCGTACCGAATATGTCCAGGCTTTAACAGCAAGCGCCGTAGTATTTCCAAATCTCTTTGATGCCAAGCTTCAGGACAAATACGGTCTTGGCGAAACAGAAACTCTTAAGAACATGCTGTTAGTAGGCGAATATGCCACATTAGCCCAGGCAGTTCAATCTTTAAGCGGTCTTGATACCGATGTGAATGAGGACATTGAAGAAGCAAAAAACGAATAAGGCAGGGTGATGCTGAGTTTAATCTAGCTCACTTTGCACTTCAGAAACTGCATATCCTTCCCTCCGTTCTGGATGTTATGAGCCAACGGGAAAAAGCTTTCATTTACGCCAGTATCTCGGTGCGGGTAGAGGAGGAGAAAAAGCAGTCGGATAGAATAAAGGCGAAAGGAGGCAGAAGGTAATGGCAAGTATGAATGAGGTTATTGTATCCACTGACATATATTCCAGTTCACTGGATCGGTTGTTAGAACTAACCGACAGAGTAACAAAAAGAATGCTTTTTGTTTCATTAGGAGCAGGGTTAGCTGCAAAAAGTATGAGAGAAGCTAGTATAATTGCAGGTCAGGTAGCTGACAAAATGCTAATTTCATCATCCGGCTTAAAAGATATGGTCAGTAAAATGGATAAAGCGGCTTTAACAACAGATATTGTTACGGACAAACTAGAAGCCGCAGGTGCAAAAACCAAGGAAGTAGATAATAAAGCACAGGATGCTGCGGGGGCAATAGAGAAAACGGCAGATAAGTTGGGCAAAGCAGGTGAAAATTCTAAAAAATCGATTCATATTATGGAAAAGGCAGGAAAGGTCCTTAAAAATATTGTTGGTCAGGTAGGTAAAGTTAATTCAGGTGTACGTGACAAAATCGGGGAAAAATTTGACTCAGTTTTTAAACTGGATAATTTAAAAAAAGGTATGGAATTGATAGATAATATATCAAGAACTAATACCAAACTTGGTGCAGTGAATGACGGAAACCAAACACAAGGGCAGCTTCAAAATAAAATCTATGCAGCAGCAGGCAATTCCCGAGGCTCTTATTCCAGTATGGCAGGTACGGTTACGAAGCTTGAGGCTACGACTGGAAATGTATTTAAGACAAATGACGAAACCATAGCTTTCACGGAATTGGCTCAAAAGTCCTTTGTAGCAGGCGGGGGAAGCAAAGAAGAACGTTCTTCTGCTATGGGTCAGCTAACAGATTCCATGGCTGGCGGAAGTCTAAGCGGAGATGATTTATCCTCCCTTGCACAGACCGCACCTGCAATAGTAGCGGCAATTTCCAGTTATACCGGAAAAACAGGCGATGAGCTGGAAGCATTGGCAGATAAGGGACAGATTACGTCACAAGATATTAAAAATGCAATGTTTGCAGCCAGCACTGAGATAAATGATAGTTTTTCTCAAACCCCGATGACCTTTGATGATATCTGGACCAGAATTCAAGAGGGAGGTTTACAGGCTTTTTCAGGAATTATGGAGCAAATAACTGAACTTCTTGAGACGCCGGAAATCAACGGATTTATTAACGGCTTAATTACAGGCTTTGGTTTTTTGGCTGAGGGAGCTTCCTGGATTATTGATACAATTACCAATGGGTGGAGTACCATCGGTCCTATATTAGGAGTTGCGGCAATTGCTGCATTGGTGCTGATAACTATGAATGTAATGGCAATGGCTGTTTCCTGGCTGATTGCGGCCCTTCCTATTATATTAATTATTGGTCTTATTGGGGCTGTAATAGCAGCAGCTTTGAGTATGGGAGTAACCTGGCAGGAAATAATAGGTTTTATCGGAGGTGCCATCGGAGGATTTGCTACAGCTTTTTATAATGGATTTGTACTTATATGGAACTTTATAGCGGATTTCGCCAATTTCTTTGGTAATGTGTTTAATGACCCTATTTCCAGTATTAAGATTTTATTTGCCAGTATGGGTATTGATCTTCTTAGTTTTATTGGAAGTTTAGTAAAAGGAATAGTAGATCTTATTAACATGATACCTGGAGTAGAGATAAATGTGAATGACGGTATAACTAATGGTATCAGCTATTTAGAGGGTGAAGTAAAAAAACTTAAAACAGAATCAGATTTTAAAGAATTTGTTCAACATAAGGAAACCGGTGAACTAAAAGATGGTGCCTTAGCGGGGTATGACAAAGGAATAGATATAGCTAATAAAATAGGTAATAGTGTTAAATCACCTCTTGAAGGTGTAATTGGTGATGATCCAACCAAACAGCTCCCATTTGATCCTTATAAACAAGCAGCAGCGACAAGCGAAAGTAACCCCCTCCCGGTAAAAGGAACCGGTCCTAACGATTCAGTCAATGTAGAAATGCCGGAGGATGATTTAGACTACTTAAGAGAAATCGCAGAGCGGGATTACATAGCGAATGTAGCGACCAACTCCTTAGCACCAAACATAAGCGTTCAGTTCGGGGATGTACATGAGAATGCGGATGCCAATAAGATAGCAGGCCGTATCAGGGAAATATTACAAAATGAAATAGCAGTGGCAAGTGAGGGGGTATATTAATGTACGCAGTATTTTTTGATATCGGAAACACTACCTACAGACTGCCAACTAATCCGGAAGAAATTGAAGTTTCAAGCACCCAGGCAATAGATAAGTTTGAAGTATTAAAGCTTGGACAGATCGCTGTCCCAACCCATATGGAATTAAAGCAGTACAGTTTTGAATGTGAGTTTCCTTTGCAATGGAACAGTTACGTGGAATCAAAAGAACCAGATTTTCAGTTTCCGTTTATGAACTTTTTAGGCTCCCGTTCGGCTTTCCTTCCTGCTGGTTATTATATTAATTTGTTTTCTAAAATACGAAGCGAAGCAACACCGGTAAGATTTATGGCAGGGAGAGTTATTTCTAATAAAGAACTGTACGATGACAGTATTAATACCCTGGTTCTGATTGAAGACTTAACCATTAAGGAAAGAGCAGGGGAAGAAGGGGATAAATACATCTCCTTTAAACTTTTAGAATACCAGGAATTCGACAGAGTTAAGACCAAAGATGATACGCAGCGGCTGGGCTCACCAAATGATAATAAAACAAATCCCAAAAATAAAGGCACCTACGTGGTGCAGTCAGGTGACAGTCTATGGGCAATTGCTAAGAAATATTATGGGAATGGCTCGAAGTATACGAAGATTTATAATGCCAATAAAGATAAAATCAAAAATCCGTCCCTGATTTATCCCGGGCAGAAGCTGGTGATACCATGATGGAATTTATAGTAAGGGTGGATAACCGGTTTTATGACATCAGTGAACTGGTGACTAAAATATCCTATGAAGATAGATTAAATGATGGCTGCAGCAAACTGGAATTTTCCTATATTAATAAAAACCTTGAAATTAAAAATGGCAGTGCCGTAAAATTTACTTACAAAAACGCCAATATATTTCAGGGATATGTATTTAAAGTAAGCCGCGGCAAAGGAAATGAAATCAGCGTAACGGCTTATGACCAGCTAAGATATTGTAAAGCCAAGGATACCCTGGTAGTAAAAGGGGAAACGGTGACTACGTTAGTCAACAAAATGTGCAACTATTTTAAACTATCAAAAGGTGACATAGCAGACACAAAATACATTCTGGCTACTGGTGTACAAGACGATAAAACCTGGTTGGATATCATTTATTCCGCTATCAGTGACACCTTATTATACAAAGGAAAATGGTACGCCCTGCGGGATGAATTCGGTGTGATTACCTTAAGAGAACTTGGAAAGCTGAGTACGGATCTGGTTCTGGGCGATTACAGTTTATGTTATGACTATAAATTTGACCAATCCATTGACGATGATTTTTATAACATGATTAAGCTGGTTTCTAAAGACGAAGAGGCAAAAAAGGTGGATATTACTGTTAAGAAAGATGATTCTTCCATCCATAATTACGGATTTTTACAATATTATGAAAACATTGATAAAAAGTATAATTCATCCCAGATCAAAGAAATGGCTAATAACCTTTTAAAGCTTTACAACAAAGAGAAAGAAACTATAAGCCTGGATTGTATCGGAGATACCAGAATAAGGGCCGGCTCCGGGTTTTACTGCTTAATAAAAGACATTAATTATAATAAGAAACTGATGGTAAAAAGCGCGTCCCATGACTTCTTGCCATCCCACACCATGAGTCTGGAGGTAATGAATGATACAGGAGATTAAACGGATCGTAGAAAATTATTTAAATAATGCTAAGCTGTGCAGCCTCCTTCTTGGAACTGTTACGTCAGACGGAATTCAAATCAGTGATAAGCTGACCATACCGGAGGAACTTATTATCGGTAATCTAAAGCTTACCGCAGTGGCGGGGGATAAAGTCAGGTTAATCAGAAATCACGGCGGGCAGCAGTACTATATTCTGGAGGTGATAAAGTGATTCCAGTAAACAGGATACCTGATGGACTAACCTTTTCCACTGCACCAGAACCTGGCAGGACATATCAGCTGACAGAAGATAAAATCCAGGGGTATGTAACCGATGGAGAAGCATTAAAACAAGCTATATACAAGGTGCTAAATACAGAAAAATATGAATACCCCATATATAGCTTTCAATACGGAATTGAACTGACGAACCTTATAGGGCAGGACCCTACCTACGTAAAAATAGAACTCATGCGAAGAATCAGAGAATGCCTGCTGGCAGACGAGAGGATTACCAGTGTGGACAATTTTCAATTTTCAGAGACAGGGGATGAAATGAACTGTTCCTTTACAGTTACCAGCATCTATGGGGAAATGCAGATCACAAGGGAGGTGACTTACTAAGTGTTTGAAGAAATGACATATGAAGCCATATTAGATGATATGTTAAACCGCGTCACCAGTGATGTGGATAAGCGGGAAGGCAGTGTGATATACGATGCCCTTGCCCCTTGTGCTTATCAGCTGGTACAGAATTATTTTAACTTAAATAACTTTATAGACCTGGTTTCCGGGGATACGGCAGTAGGGATTTATCTGGACAGGGTGGTAGCGGATTACGGTATTACCAGAAAGCCGGCCACAAAGGCGATCAGAAAGGTAACTGCCACTGGTGGGATTCCAATCGGCTCCAGATGGGGCCTTGGGGAAACCACTTATATTATTACCGGGAACTTAACAGAAAACAGTTATAAAGCCCAGTGTGAACAGTACGGAGAAGCCGGAAACCTTTATACAGGGAACCTTCTGACCCTTGATAATATAGCAGAGGTCAAGGCAACCCTTGCTGACATAATAACAGCCGGGGAAGAGGAGGAAACGGATGACAATCTCCGTATCAGGTTCTATAACCAGATCCAGTCCCCCAGTACCAGCGGCAATGCGGATAATTATAAGAAATGGGCGCTGGAAGTTCCGGGTGTTGGAGATGCCAAAGTATACCCGCTCTGGAATGGAAATGGTACGGTAAAAGTCATTATTGTAGACAGCAATATGGCCATTGATGCCGGTTTGGAACAACCTGTTTACAATCATATCGAAGCAGTAAGACCCATTGGGGCCACGGTTACGGTAACCAGCCCTGCCAGCAGGGATATTTCGGTAACTGCTGCTATAAAACTGGATGGAACCAGGCATTTACAGGAGGTTGTAAACAGCTTTACGGCAGTCTTTACCGGGTATTTAAAAGGAACAATCTTTGAAGCCTATATGGTCAGTTATGCAAGAATCGGAAGTCTTTTACTGGCAACGGAAGGAATTGCGGATTATTCGGATTTGCTTGTAAATGGCGGAGTAACCAATATAGCGATAGAAGATACGGAAATGCCTATTGCCGGGTCTGTTAATTTGACGGAGGTGGCTTTCGAATGAATCTGAACTTAATGGAATATTTACCGGAGTACTACACCGGCAATCAGACCATGGAAAACCTTCAGGGGCTGCTAAACGGTGAGATTAATAAACTGGCTGGTAATCTGGAAGAAACCGTAGACCAGTGTTTTATTGATACTGCCACCTTCCTGCTAAGCAGATATGAAAAGGTTTACGGACTGACAGTAGATGTAACGAAAAGCGATGAATTCCGGCGGGAGCGAATCCGCGCTAAGGTAAGGGGAACCGGAACGGTAACAAAAAAGATGATTGCAGAGGCAGCAAGGTCCTACTCCAACGGCGAGGTGGCGGTGATTGAGGATAATGAGAATAGCAGTTTTGTGGTGAAGTTCGTAGGAACTAAAGGGATTCCTGCTAATATGGCGGGACTGACCTTGACCATTGAAGAGATAAAACCAGCTCATTTAAGCTTTACTTTTGAGTATACCTTTAACACCTGGAATGATATTTTGCACATGACCTGGGAAGAAGCGGGGAGCTTTACCTGGGATCAGTTAAGAGAGAGGTGAGAGAATGGCAGAATATACAGAGAATTTTAATTTGGAGAAACAGAAGGGGAATGATTATGTCAGGATTGAGGGGTTGAATGGGAATTTTGATATTATCGATAGTGAGATTAAAAAAGTAAGTGATAACAAGGTAGGTAAAGAAGCTGGTAAGGTTTTGTCTTCTAACGATTATACAACCGCAGAAAAAACCAAGTTATCTGGGATTGCAGAGAATGCTAATAATTATGTTCATCCCACTACACACTCACCGGCTATCATAGCACAGGATTCTAATAGTAGGTTTGTGTCAGATGTCGAAAAAGCAACGTGGAATGGTAAAGCATCCTCAGTAAATGCATTTTTTACAGGAACTGCACTATTTGATAGAACTGGTGGTAAGAATGATTATACAAACGGGAATATTCAATTAAGAACAACAGATAATACACCGCCATTAATAGGATTTCATAGAGCAGGTGTTACAGCTGTTGCACTATATGAATCTGGGTGTAGATTATATACAACTGCAAGTTCTGATGCAACTCCTCGTAAGGTATTACAAGATAATGATTTTATTTTTCAGACAACAGTTCCAACATCATTGGCTAGTGGAGTCTTATGTTTTGTATATGAGTAGGGGGCGTGGCAATGGCAAAAGGAATTTATTTTGGAGTTGGTGGAACTGCAAAAAAGGTGAAGAAACTATATATAGGTGTTAATGGTATGGCGCGAAAAGTTAAAAAAGTTTTTATTGGTGTAGGTGGAATACCTAAGTTGACATATATATCTGGTATTAACTATGGAGGTACTGCAACTAGTTTATCATATGCAGCACAGTCTGGTTCTTGCTCTGGTGGGCACAATAGCAACTATGCTGTATTTAGCTTAATAACATATGGTACGGGAACAACTACAGATGCTTATGATGCTAATATAGTAAAAGCAGCATCACCTGCAAATCTAACTACACCTAGATTACAAGGAGCTAGCGCTACTATAGGTGAAAATGTATTATTTGCTGGAGGATATAACAGTACGGATTCTAACAGTAGAGATATTCAAGGATATAATGCTTCACTAGTTCGTTCAAGTGTTTTAACACTTTCTCAAGGTGTTTTTGTTAATTTAGGCGCGAGTAGTGCAAGTAGTGCAATATTTCTTGGTGGAGTTTCTTCAAGGCCGAGTAGTTCGAATACGACTTGGACTAATGCTGGAACTGCCGTAAATACTAATTTAACGTATAATACTAGTGTTTATGGATGGTCTGGCAGCACAGGTAATGCTTGTACTTTTAATGATAGTGCTGTATTTACATTCAATTCAGCTCGATCATCAAATGAATGTATAGTATATACTGCAAATAATACTAGATTAAATATTTCGCCATTTTGTCCAAGCAGTAGTTATGATTTAGGGCAATTTGCAGTAATAAATAATACTTATTTGTTGGTACCATATACGGTTCCAGCAACAGATGTAGTTGATGTTTATAACACATCATTTGTTAAAGTTTCTACAGTTAACCTATCGGGAATATATCGTTCTTATTCTGCCTATTCTTTTTCTGAATATGGTATATTGGCTTTTCCAAGAGATGCTAACAGTAATACATTTAATTTATTTGATGTATTTGATGCTCAATTGACTAGAGATACTGTTGTTACGCCAACTAACAGGTCAGGAGCATTTGGCACTCAAATAGGAAATAATCTAATTTTAGCAGCCGGTAACTATACGAATACGGTAGAATACTATACAGTTTAATTAAGGAGGATTTAAAATGAAAAAATATTTAGAAGTCTATGACAACCAAAAAACATATATTTTTCCTAACATGACACTTGCTACACCAGAAGAAGTAACTAAAAATTATTCAGTGGTAAATATACCAGATATGATTTGCCTTTTTGAAACAGATGAATCACGTACTATGTTCTATACAGTTCCAGAACCAATAGTAGTTATGAGGAGTAGATATGGACTAAATCAGGATATTAGTATAGAAGAAACAATTGCTTCCATAGAAGAAATTTTAAATGCTCCTATTGAAGAAATCGAGCCTGAGCCAACAGCAGAAGAACGAATAGCAGCAGCCATGGAATATCAGAATCTATTATCAATGTAAGGAAGGAGAAATATATATGACATTTGAAACAATTAAAAAAAACTACGACAGAAAGCTCTGGAATAGCCAAATGGTAAAAACAGCAGCAGAAAAAGGAATCATTACACCAGAACAATATCAGGAGATAACCGGAGAGGTTTTCACAAAGTAAGTGACTATATTATTAAGCAGAAACCCTTATATGACATAACATATAAGGGTTTCATCACTAAAAAGGAGATAATTGCCTATGACCATCGAAGTTGCTATGCTCATTTCCGGTGTTTCCCTTGCATTTGGCATATATACAGGGATAACAAATCTAAAGAGAAATCAGAAGTCTGAAACAAAACAGGACACTGCTGAGCTTACAACGGTGATTGTCAAGCTTGAAAATATAGGAAATGGGATTACAGAAATAAAGTCCGAACTGTCCAATGTGAAAAACGATATCAAAGAGGACCGGGAAAGGATTATACGACTGGAGGAATTAACAAAACAGGCCCATAAAAGACTGGACAATATTGAATTATATAAAAAGAACGAATGAGGCGGATTTGTGATATAATGGAGGAGGAAATATATGGAACTTAATTTTTTAAATGATTACATTAATTTGGTAGTATTAGGCATCTGCCTGTGTATCGGTTATGTCATTAAGACGAGCCTAGATTTCATCAACAACAAATACATACCCGTTATCATGCTGATAATTGGGACCTGCGTAAATGCCACGATGAACCTTTCTCATATCACCGCCACCGTAATACTTGGCGGAATGATAAGCGGACTGGCCAGTACCGGATTATACGAAGCAATGAGAAACTTAATTAACAAAGAAGGGAACAGATAATTGTAAAACCATAAATTCTAAAAATATACCATACAATTCATACGGATTTCATAGCTATAGTTGACGTCTGGGTAAGATTGGGCTCTGAAATTGTATGAATAGCATGGAGTATAGAGGCACTATCTGAGCTTTTCAATTAACGAAAAAAGGGATGAACGAGGGGTAAATTTTTAGTTACTGTTCACATTACTGCAAAAGCAGCGGTGAGGTGAACAATACAAAATAAAATTCTTCCCGGAGATTTAAGCTTCCTTTAAGGCGGCAGAAAGAGGGGTAAATATGGCTTATTTAGTTGCAGTTGACAGCGGACATGGAATGGAAACGGCAGGGAAGCGGACTCCTGCCATACCGGAAAACTGGTTCGGTAAAAAGAAAGGCGAGGTGATTCATGAAAAAGAATTTAATAAACCTGCCGTCGAATATCTGATTGCAGCACTGAAACGGTGCGGCTTTCAGACAGTAAATGTAAGTCCGGGTACTTCCGATATACCATTAACAGACAGGTGGAAAGCTGCCAATGACGCCAAAGCGGATATTTTTATATCCAAACATTATAACGCCTCCACCGGTAACTGGGGTAATGCCCAGGGGATAGAAACGATCATTTCCCAATATGCCGGTGAGGACAGCAAAAAGCTTGCCCATTTAGTACAGGCAGAACTGGTACAAGCCCATAAAAGGGAAGACAGAGGCGTTAAGGCAGACATTGTACAGTCGGGCATTAATATAGCGGTACTCCATAACACCAATATGCCGGCCATACTGACGGAATCCGGATTCATGGACAACCTTGCCGAAGCTAAGACAATGCTTGATCCAGAATTTCAGAAAGCCGATGGAGAAGCTACCTGTAAGGGAATTTGTAAATACTTTGGTGTTACTTATGTAGAAGAAATTCTGACACCAACGAAAAGCATTACGAAAACTTCTCCCAAAGAAGCGATTATATGGCTTCAGCAGAAACTTAACACGGCACTGCCCGGTGTAACTTATATTCCTCTTCTGGCTGACGGGATATTCGGAACCAGAACCCGGATTGCAGTCCTTATCTATTGGGAATCAAAAGGCTGGAAACAAGACGGCAAAGAAGACGGCTGGAAAGTTAGTTCTGGGACTATTAAGGAACTGGCTAAGTTATAGTACATTTTCTAATTTCCAAAGGAAACATTTGATAAAGGTCCTTAGGAAGGGTTATAATATGCCTGTAAGATAAAGTTAGGGGTGGCCGGCTGTTCTGTAATTGCAGCTTGTGTAAGCTAGATACCTGAGAGAAAGGCAGAGGAACTTTTATGGGAATTAAGTATAATGAAACGAATCGGATCTTTAAATTGGATACACCAAAATCTACGTATATGTTTGGCATTGTGGATGAAGAAAATTTTGTAGGACATATGTATTACGGCAGGAGGATAAAGGATAATGACCTTAGCTATTTAATGCGCAATCCTTCTACATTGCCTTCTAAGAGTGGCAGGGAAAGAGTAAACTTTTTAGATTCCCTTCCCATGGAATATTCAACCCATGGAATTGGAGATTTCAGGGAATCCTGTCTTGCTGTTAAGACAGCAGATGGTCATTCGGCCTGTAGTTTATCCTACGTTTCTCATGTGATATATAAGGGGAAAAAGGAATTAGAGGGACTTCCGGCTACCTTTGGCAAAGAGGAGGAATGTACTTCCCTGGAACTGGTATGTGAGGATAAAGTCTTAAAGCTTCGCATTGTCCTGACATATACAGTTTTTGAAAACCTGGATGCCATTACCAGAAGTGTAAAGATTGTAAATGCTTCCAAAGAACCCATATATCTCACAAAAGTATTAACCACATGCTTGGATATGGATAACAAAGAATATGACATGATAACCTTGTATGGACAATGGGCCAAGGAACGCATGATAAATAGAAGGAAGATTACCGACGGTAAGAACCTGATTAATTCTCTAAGAGGAGTATCCTCCCATCAGGAACAGCCGTTTATAGCGGTATTAGACCATAATGCCAATGAAGATCAGGGAGAAGTATTTGGGTTTAACCTGGTTTACTCCGGAAACTTTATGGCCCAGGCAGAGATTACCCATCTGGATATGTTACGGGTAACCTTAGGAATCAATCCGGTGGACTTTTGCTGGAAGCTGAATAAAGGGGATACCTTTACCGCACCGGAAGCGGTATTCGTATATTCATCAGAGGGAATTGGTGGGATGACCAGAACCTTCCATGATTTATACCGTAGTCACCTGATTCGTGGCGAATACAAGGATAAGAAGAGACCGATTTTAATCAACAATTGGGAAGCTACCTATTTTGATTTTGATACGGATAAATTATTAGACATTGCCAGAGAAGCTAAAAAGCTTGGTATTGAAATGCTGGTAATGGATGACGGCTGGTTTGGTGACAGGAAAGATGATAACACCTCACTCGGAGACTGGTTTGTAAATGAGAATAAATTAAAAGGCGGGTTATCCTATCTTGTTCAGGAAGTTAATAAAATCGGTCTGAAATTTGGCATCTGGGTTGAACCGGAAATGGTATCCCCGGATTCAGAACTGTTCAGAGCCCACCCAGACTGGGCGATACAGGTACCCGGGCGAAGTGGTGCTTTAGCCAGAAATCAGTTGGTGTTAGACATTTCCAGAAAAGAAGTAAGGGAGGGGATTTATGAGAGTATCCATAAAGTCCTGTCCGAGTCCAATATCGAATATATAAAATGGGATATGAACCGTGCCCTTACTGACCTTGGCAGCACCTGTCTTAGCGGGGACACCCAAGGTGAACTCTATCACCGTTATGTCCTGGGAATGTATGAATTGCAGGACAGACTCACCAGAGATTTTCCTCATATCCTCCTTGAAAACTGTTCCAGCGGCGGCGGAAGATTCGATCCGGGCATGCTCTATTACAGTCCTCAGATTTGGTGTTCTGATAACACAGATGCCATAGACCGTTTAAAGATACAGGAGGGAACCGCCCTTATTTATCCGCTGTCCTCAATGGGTGCCCATATAGCAGACTGCCCAAGCCATTCCAACGGAAGAGTTACACCATTTTCCACCAGGGGGTATGTAGCCCTGGCCGGCACTTTTGGCTATGAGCTGGATGTCACAAAAATACCGGAAGCCGACCGGAGCATGATACCGGACCAGGTTGCCATGTATCATAAATACAATGATCTGGTACGGGAGGGAGACTATTACCGTATTGCTTCTTATCAGGAAAATAATGAGTATGACTGCTATAGTGTGGTTACAAAAGATAAGAAGGAAGCATTAGTTACCTTTATCCAGGTATCTGCGAGACCGGGCTTTCATATGAGAAGGGTTTATTTAAAAGGCTTAAGGGAAGAAGTTATTTATCAGGTGGAAGAAACCGGGGAAATCCTAAGCGGAGGTGCTCTTATGTATGCCGGACTCAATATCCCGAATATGTGGGGAGATTATCAGGGCAGATTGATACATCTTACCAGTGTGCAGGTCGATTGACATTTTGTACACAAATAGCCCAAAAGGAAGATTCAACCTGCAAGGCGGTTAGTAATATGGGCTGTCCTGAAAACGTATCTTGATGGTTTCTATAAATGATATCAAAAATGAGCCTGCCAGATTTTCGGCGGGCTTTTTCTACACTGATTCAATGTCTAAATTATTTGGGAGAGAATAAGGATTATATATTCAAACTACGTAGTCATTTTTGTATTGGTATACTTGATAAAATCAGTCAGGAACCTAGATTGAAAGCCTGATTATGCTATGTTTCATAAGCTTAGGATTCTGAGTCTGAATTCATTTATGAATTTATATTCACTAATGATTTTTTCCTGTGGTAAGACAAGATTAAGAATGCACAAACTCCTCACTAGGTTCGTCAAACAGTGTGGATTTCCAATCAGAATCACATGAAAAAGTCATAAGTGAATATAAATTCATAAATGAATTCAGACTCAGAATGAAGCGCTTATGAAACATAGCATAATCAGGCTTTCGATTCAGGTTCCTGGCTGATTTTATCAAGTGTCTTTAAGTTTTTTAACTTGGAGGTTTGAGTTATATATAATAAAAATTTGAGGTAAGTATACTCGAATGGTGCAAGAAAGAGAATACAGCCTTATCAGCGCAAACCCGGAACAAAATTTTAAAAATATAATCCTTATTTTATGCCCAGGATCTATACTTATCGATTTTGTAACAGCCCGTCTTGGTTCTGCTTACTCTATACATATTCAGATATTTCCATTTCCACCGGATACCTTAAGAACAGGTAAAAAAAATTTTAATATAATACTATAGGGATTTTTCTTTGCTTTATGAAAGGAAAGAAAAATCCTGATTGATACGTGCGCTGCAGCGCACAGATAGGAGTTAAAATGAAGATAGCTGTTGATGCAGGTCATGGAAGTGAGACCCCGGGGAAACGGACACCTCCTTTGCCAGCCAATATAGATTTTAACAATAATGGTAAGATCGATGTGAAAAAAGGGGAAAGTATCCGGGAGCATACCGCTAACACAGGCGTTGCAAATTATTTGCTTAAGGAATTGAAGCGATGCGGCTTTGATACGGTACAGACCGGTTTTGACGATGAGAATCCGTATAATGATAAAGATACCCCTTTAGCAGAGCGCCAGGGTGTAATAAAGAACGCCAAATGTGATTATTCCGTCTGTATCCATTTTAATGCCAGCGGGGACGGTACGGCCTTTACCGCTCCGGAGGGCGTAGGGATATATATTCATGACAAATACAACAAGGATTCGGAAAAATTTGCCCAAACAGTATTAAAATATCTGGTAAATGGCACTGTTCAACAGAACAGGGGCATAACAAAACAGGCCCTGGCTATGTGTAACTGCAACAACCTTGGTGTAAAAGGGGCAATCCTTACAGAGCTTGCTTTTATGACAAATCTGCGGGAAGCAGTGGAGTTAATGGGAAGTGAAGACTTCTGGAAGGAATCCGCCAGAGAAATCTGTATGGGTATCTGTGAATATACAGGTGAAGACTATGTGGAGGAGATTATCGTGCCGACTAAAACAATTACTAAAAATTCCTCTAAGGATGATATTAAATGGCTCCAGAATAAACTGAACCGTGTATTGACCGGAGAGAGTTTTATCCCTCTTGCTGTGAATGGAATTTATGATAGCAGGACCAGAATCGCCGTATTGATCTATTGGGAAAAACGGGGCTGGAATAAGGATGGAGCAAAAGACGGCTTAAGTGCCGGGACCGGAACGATTGATGCGTTAAAGTAA